GGCGTGCACACTCAACGATTCGTATCCCCTCATATTTCTTACGCCGTAGCTTCCGTTATTCCAGAAGGCTCCGTTGCCGTATTTAATTGCTTGTCTGATCCATTCGTCCATTCCCTGCCGAGGGCCAGCTGCGGCACCGTCCGAGTTACCTGTGTACGGTCTCGAGTTAGGGATGTTAGGGAGTGCTGGTAGGACTGCCATCGGCAGGCTTTCGTTTAAGGCCATTGGCGGCGACAAGGCCAGAGAGTGTGCCAGTCATAAACACTGTAAGCGTAGAAAGTAGATCTATGAATTGCGCGTCATTCGGTGACTGCTCAAGAGGCTGGGTTACAAAGAGAAGTCCATAAACGAAGCCGATAACGGTGAGTGCAAAGGTGACTGCAATAGTGCAACCGACAAATACGATCATCCGCGCGTGTAGGTAGTCAATCTCGCTGCGATGTTTAGCCATTGTTGGCCTCGCATCTGTCTGCTACGCGACACTCAACTACTAGCGCGCTGTTGCGTACTTTTTTTGGTGCGTTAGTGCGTTCGCTTGCGCAGGATATCGGGATAAGCGCAAGCATCACACTAGCCAAGTAGTAGCGCGGCTTCATCGGCAGTAATTCCTAGCCTGTCGAGAAGGGCTTGTTTTTGTGTGGCTTTGTCTGCAATTACTTTTGCTTGAGCAACTGCTTCGGCCTTGTCTGCAACAACTTGCGCGGCTTCATCAGCATTTAGATTGCGCTCTATAGTTTCGCCTGTTATTGCGTCATGTTCAGTTATTTTGCTCATGTGTTTGCCAATCCATAAACTTTTATAGTGCCGTTAGAAAATGTTCCAGTAGACAAAATAAGTGAAAAACCGTCATAACTTGTAGCCACATTATGAAAACCTGAGCCGTTGTTTATTCCTCTGCTGGTTTCGTGATCTGCACCTAAAAATTGAAAACTGGTAGTCGCGGCAGAAAATGGTTGTTGCATAAAAATTGTGCCACCGCTTTTTGCTGTAGTTTGTGTTTGCACTATTGGCATAACGACAGCGGTACCGTTGTTTGCTGTTCGCGAACTGTAAGCACCAGCGGAATAAGTGCTTTCTAAAGCAACCGAATAATAGCCAGTTGAACTATCAACGCCACCTACTCGAAATCTAAAAGTGAGTGCTGCTTGTGCCGATGTGTTTACTTCTGACATTACAAGCATATAATTCATATAAGTAGCACTAAAACAGTTGTTGACGCTTGTTGTGCCGCTTGCCAAACTTGTAGAACTAATTAAAGTTAAAGCGCTAGCCGATGCAGGCCCTACAGTAGCCCACGCTGACCCGGTGTAATATTGCACGATGTCGCTAGCCTCAATGTAGCAAAGTTGGCCTTCTGCCAATGCTTTATTACTCCCACCAAAAGCGGCATCTCGCGTGACGGTCGTTGCAAACACTGGCACGCCAGTCGCCGCGCTTAGATTTTGTTGCGATGCAGTGAGCACCTGTGCAGCGGTGAACTTTGGAACTGATGTTTGTGCGTTCGCTCCCATAATGCTTCTTATCCTAGGACATTGTCTGCGTCAAGTGTGCCATAGGTAATGTCGTCCAAAATAAGCTCATAAACAATCGTTGTTGGCGCGGTGTAATAGGTGACTGCGTGCCCAGCTGACAAAGTAAGCCTGTGTTCGAGTCCTTCAATGGTGAGATCTTGGCCGAATTGGGTTGGGCCTGAGGATGTAGTTATTGACTTTTGGACATTGATTAGGTCGCCTACATCGAGTAACGCAAGGATGTCTTGATCTAGTGCAGGTGTCCCAATGAACTCTGTGCCTAAGAAGTTGAAGCGCGCTTCGGGATCTGGACTGATGAGGTATTCGGCAAGTGTGAGAGCTGCGGCGTCATTATGCAGGAGCGAGTCTGTGATGGATTGTGTCTGCACAAGGTAGGCGGCTTGGCTGACTAGGTCTTCTGCGACCTGTGGCGATGTCGCTCCAGCGTGTTGAATGGATGCGCGGTTCACGACTGTGTCCGCTTGGAAGGAGATATCTATTGCGCTGTAGCCGATGTTTGTGTTGTCATCGTGGAACTCTGCGACAGGGACGCCTAGCGTCGTTCCTAGACGCTTCTGGAAGGTAATAGTGCCTTCTCGATCCACAAAGATTCTGCCCTGCTCGGCTTCATTGATTTTGTTGGCGTATCCTGCGACCGAAGTACCGTTGGCGACCGTCCAAGCAGCTGCACCGCCAAGGGTTGCTACGCCTGTCTCAATGCTCCGTGTGCCTGTGTAGGCGACTTCTGGCAGATCTAGCAGGTCATTAAAACGCGCGCTTGAGAGCTGCTCTGTGACATTCCATTCAGCAAGAAAGGTCTGTCCAAGCTGGTAAGAGAAGTCCGCGCAATTCACGGTCACTGTGTCTAGCCCGCCAAGCGTAAAGGTGTAGTCATAGTTCACGATGTAGCCCACCCACAAATACTTCTTTACATTAAGCGAGTCATAACGCGAAAAGCGGACTTCGCGTAATGGTGCAAGTCCCGGCTGATTGTTCGCTGGATCGTAGTAAGGCGAAGTCGTGTCAAAAGGATTAAAAACTCCGTCCGCGTAAGTGTCGTTCAATGTGAAGCTCATAGTCCCATAAGCGAATTGGTCGCCTGTATTTTGGCGTCCGCGTTTCGCTGTGAGTCCGATCGTGCCATCCATCACTGATGCATATTGGCTTACGCCATCCAGCACATATTCCGTGTTATTTAGTTCGCCTTTGAGATCGTTGTCCAATGTGAAGGCGTCCCACATATACCCGGTATCAATCTCTAGGTCGTAGTTACCTGATCCAACTACCGCTACGCCCGCCATTAAGCGACCGCTATGTTTGCAGGGCCATTCTGCCTATTGAATGCTCGAATTGCGTTTACGACAGCTGTCCCGATCTCCGCGCTTGAGCCAAGACCGCCAGTGATATTGATCGTGTAGTTGCCCATTCCACCGCCGCGTCCAGATAGTGGGATGACCGCTTCAGGGCCACGCTCACCGATCATTGCAAGCGTGGGCCCTGTCACGATTCCGCCGTCCGCCAGATAAGGAATGTCTGGGACGGAGAAGCCTTTGCCACCGATTACAGGAACCCACGAAGGGATTTCAAAGGAGAGCTTGCCTACTGTGTTGTTCCATAGTTTTGCGATGCCGTTAAAAAGCGATTTGTAGATGTTAAAGATTGCGCTGAAGTAGGTAGTGAGTCCGTCAAAGACTGCTTTACCGCCTGCAAGCATGGCGTCGAATACTGTGTCCACGATCTTTCGGACAATGTCAAACTTGAAGTAGAGCGCGACAAGTGCGGCGATGAGGACTGCGATTCCGAGAGTGATGAATCCGACCATCGCAAGTTGGGCGGCGGTGAGACTTAGCGCGAATAAGGTATTGACAAGAGTGGCGATGCCTACTGCGGTATTGAAAAGCAAGATTGCTGCCGAGACTCCAGCGATTGCGCCTGCGATGATGAGGAGCGTTTTGGTGTTGTCTTGTGCCCATCCTGCGAACTTGAGTAGGACTGGAATAATGGCTTCGACTACTGGGAGCAGTGCTGCACCGATTGATTCTTTTGTTTCGGCAAGAGCGATTCCAAGACGCTTCACTCCACCTTCGGCGGTGGCGGCTGCGGCGTCTGACGCTCCACCGAACGATCCGCCAAGGACATTCATTACATCTTCCAAAGATGCACCGTCTTTGATCATCGCTTTAATCTCTGGACTTAATGCGGCAAGTCCTTTCATGTTTCCGCCGTAAGCCTTGGCAAGCGCATCGGAGACGGTCGCAAGGTCTTTTCCTGATCCTGCGGAGATGTCTTGTGCAAGTGCGAGGGCTTTGTTGGCTTCTTCAATGTCTTTTGTGCCTCGAGTTAGTGCGGCAAGAGCCGGACGAAGTTCGCTGTCCGCCACGCCCGACGCCAAACTCATTTTTGTTATCATGTCCTCTTCGGCTTTGATCTGTGCGTCAGTAGCCCCAGTGACATTAGAAAGCGCAAGTGCAAGCTGTACCTGTTCGGCTTGGTCTTCCATTGCCGCTTTGGTAGCACCGACTAAGGCAATGCCTAATCCTGCGACAGCTGCCGCCGCTGGGATCGCTGCTTTCTTAATAGCAAATTGAGCCTTCTTAGACGCGCCCTCAAGCGACTGGAACTCTTTGATCGCCTTCTGTGTGCCCTTGGCATCAAACTCGGAGATAATTGGGATGTTTACTGATGCCATTACTCGACCACATTCCGATCAACTTTGTCCATGACAGTCTCCACGATTCGCCGCATCTCTGATTCGACGGTGCCTTGGTTCTTCTCCATTGCTTTCCACATTACTCTTGATCGCATGCCGTAGCGCGCCGAGAGTGCGCTGCCAAGTCTGCCGTTGGCGGCCATGTCAAAGAGTGTCCCAGTTGAGCCCGAATAGATGATGTTGAAGACGCCGACATTGCGGATCTGTCCACGAAACTCCGAGACTTTTTTAGTGTTAATCTTGGCGGAGATCTTTTGCTTGCGTCCAGCGTCCCAAGGAAGCATCTTGAAGCCCGAAGGCGTAGTCCATTTGCGACCCATGCCAGACAGTGGCACCGTGTTAGGGATTAGGGCGAGCGCGTCATTGATGACAGGTTTTGCGACATTGCGAAAGTCTTTTGCGATCTGGTTACGAAGCCCGGGTTCTACAGAGTTAAGTTTCTTGATCGCGTCTTTTAGACCGTAGATCTCGACCTTTGTGTTAAGTCCTTCAGCCATGTCACCTTTTCTTATTTTGTTTTTCTAGCACTGCGACAATGGTAGTTAGGTCTCGCGTGTCAAAAGTGTCAGAGTAAAACTGCGGAGCCCATCCTGTCGCGACTACAAGTTCAGCGAGTTGTCGCCTGTAGCCGCGTCCGTAGGGTTTACATCTGTTGCATCCTCTACGCCGATCTCGACATCTGGATTCGCTTTAAGCCATTCGCGCCAAGTAGCAGGAAGTGTCTCGCCTTTAATTCCGAGCATGATGTACGCCCAGCAAGCCATATCTGATGCACCAATTCCGCGTCCGTCGGAGACTCGACGATTCTCTAAGCGTTCCCATTCAGAGATCGCAAAGAGGTTCGTGATGAGTGTTTCTTTTTTGTCTCCGCGTGTGAGCGTAAGTTTGATCTTCATTGTGTTTCCTTTCGTCGGGCCAAGGAAGGCCGTTATTTACGGAGTGACATCCACACTGTAGACCCCACCCATCGTCGTTATATCGACGGACTGGAGCTCTCCAAGCGATGCCGAAATTACAGGTAAAGATTCGAGATAAGTATTTGTCAAAATAAAGGCGGGATTCGTAGCCGAGTCCGCTGCGGTCGTTGGTTTTACCGTGACAACAAACTTCGTGCCACAGAGCGGCGCAAGTGTCGCATAAGTCGCCGAGGCTTCGTATGAAAGAAAAAGTGTAACGGTCAATTCGTTATCTTCAAGACCTGCGGTGAAAGTGTTCGCTGTGTTTCCAAAGACCGTGTCATTTAGAGCGGTTACTGTGCGAGTCAAGACTGCGCTTGTGCACCAGCCCGAAAGATCAACGGATCCAAACTTGACTTGCGGATTTGAGAGGATTGTGGAAGTTGCCATGTGAGTTACTCCTTGGAAGTGTTGGTTTTAGTTTGACACATAATGAAGCCGAGAGTGTGGATTAGGCAGTCTGCACGACAGTTGAGACGGAGAGCTCATAGGCAGGAAGAGTTGACCCACCGATGTCTAGGTTTGTGGGGCGTCCAGATACGACCCCAATGTTCAGCGCGTAGATCTGGGCGAGGATATTGAGCAGGCTCTTTTGGGCGTCTAAGTTGCCCGGGCCGAGCGTGATGATCTGGAGTGTGAAGTTCAACTTGGCGACATTGTAGTTATAGCCGTCTATTGAATCAATATTGACAAAACAAGAAGGCGGAGTGATATTGCGTGGGTCATTGTTTATTTGTAGACCGCTCACCGTTGAGAGCTTTGCAACTAGATCGTCAAAGCCTTCGTTGAAGAGATCTGTGTAGTTAGGTACAGCCATTAGGCGACCTGCGGACGATCAATCCCGAGGAGCTGTCGGATCATTCCGTTCAGACCCGAGACTGGAGTTACTCCCAT